GCCTGGTGCTTTTGCATGTCAGCAGCCGCGGCAGCCTCTGCTGATTTAGCATTAGACTGTGTTTGAGCCTCTATATTTTGAAGCTGTATAGATCTATCTTTTTCTTCTTTTTTACGTCTACGTATTTTTAAAAGCTGATTTGCTAGTTTTAAATTTTTAACTTCACGTATATCAATAGCGTCTTCTAAGTTTATTCTTTCTTTTTGAAGAGCCATTTGAATATTATTTTCTAATAAAGCTTTTTCTTCATCGTCAGGTTGTAACGTTAAGTGAATACCAAAATCGTGTAAGTGTAAATCACTAACTTCTGTTAAAGTAGCAACATTAAACTTACCTAGCGTGTTTAAAAATTGCTCCTTAGTATTAGAGTACTCTAAAACGTCTGATATTCTAAGAGAAATACATTCAGCTGTTTTAAGTGTTAAATATAAACCACCTTGTAGTATATGTCTTGTGGCTGTGTTTGAGTTAGCGGCAGCAAGTTTTTGAACACCAACTAGAGCGTTTTTATCAGGAAGAGCGCCATCTCTAGCTTCGTTTAAACCAGTCACATCACGAAGCATCTGCATGTAATAATTATAAGTTTGTATTAAACTAGCTATTTTTTGATTACCACCGCTAGATTTTAACTCTTGAATAGGTACTCTACCTTGATTATAATCACCATCTTGAGTCATTGACCTTCCTATAACAGAACCAGTTTGAAAGTACATATTCAAAGCTTCTTGTGGATTATAATTTGTTCCATTGCCTAAATCTATTTCAGCTATTCCATCAGCATCCATGTATACACCATCTGGTACAACTCTTGATAAAACTTGTTGTAATTTCAAATGAGTTAACTGAATCATATCTGCAAAAGTTGTCATTCTACCTACTAAAGACTCAGGTCTACCTTGATAAATTCTAGGAGCAACAATTTGGTACGACATGTGACACTTAGTGAGATCTGCTTTAGGTCTAGACATGTTTTCAGCTAGCTTCCAGTCTAGCATTTTTTCAAACCCAACTATTTTAGTTCCACAATATATAACTTCTATCGATCTAGCTAGTTTCTTAAACCTTGATCTATCATCTTTCGGAGGATTAAACGTATCGTCTTTTTGCAAGGCTTTGTCGTTACCACTAGCGCCTTGTTTAACTTTATAGACTTGATTTTTATAAGTCTTGTACTCAAAGTTTAATATATGAACAAAGTTATCGCCTGTTTTTTGCGCTTTGTAAAAATCACTTGAAGCATTGTTATTTTCTATTTCATTAATATCTTCGTCGGTTAAATCAGGAAATCTTTTCTTTAATTCAGATACAGACACTTTTTCAACTTCACCAACGTAGTATAAGTCGTCAAAATAAGGTGAATCCGTGTAAGAGTGAACTATATCAACAGGGTCTACGTATTTAATATTAATACCATCAGATATATTAAAAAAGTTTTTAACACAACCAACACCTAGTACTGTTATATCATAATCAACTCTTTTCTTTAAAAGATCATAATCATTAATAGCAAAAACATTAGCTATAGCTTCCTCAGAAGCTATTTCAATACTCTGCTTATAATCTAACTGCATGTGCAAAGAAAGCTCTTCATTTGTTTCAGGTAAAGCTCCTGATGGTATATTTGATTTAAATAAAGAAACTTTATTAGTAGCTTCAACATGGTTATAAAAATCTTTATTACCCATATCTTCAACGATATCCTCTATGTATCTAGTTCTTTCAGCGGCAGCTACAGAGTCTTGAGAGTAAGCCTTAAGCTCATATGTTCTGTCTTGTATACCATTCACAACAATATCTACAAATTTAGGTATAATAGGTACTGGCTTCCAGTCTAAATTAAGATAAGATAAATCACCATTAATAGATAACTCATCTTTGTATTTTTGAACAGACTGTTCGCCTCTAGCGTATAATCTTAAATCGTTGTATCTTTTCTTAGAATGCAAATGTTTATTACCACCTCCATCTTTTTGAAACCACTCATGCTCTATAGATCTTGCAACTTGCAAGCCATATTCTAAACCTTCCTTCTCAACGTCTGAGACAGAGTGACTAGGAAAGCTAGATTTTTTTTGTGTAGTTATTGCCATTTATTTGTTTATTATTTTTGACGTTTCTCCTTTATTACTATACTTAGATAAACCAAAGGATATTTTTATACTTTTTTTATCAGCAACAGGTTTATACAAGTTTCTATTACAAGCCATTATAGCAAGCCCAGAACTAATCGTTGCATCAAATTTTGTTCTATTATTTATATCAAAGCCAGACCAATCTGCTAGTGTTCTGTTAAAATACATGTCACCATAAGTGTTGTCTTCTTTTAAACCTACGTATTTTTGTATGTAAGTTTCTATAGCCGCGGCGTGTGCTTGCCTTATATCTTCACTAGAATTAGGTATTCCACCTATTTCCTTTTCAGCTGTTGATAATTTATTCCAAATTTTATCAGGTCTATTCATACTAAAACCTCTGTAACCTCTTCTTTTAAAATAATATAGTAGTCTTGGTTTGTTGTTTTCACACAATAAAGGCATGCCATAAAAAACACAAGCCATTAAAACATCTTCAAAAAACATTTCTGCCGTCTGTGGTCTAGCTACATATTCTAAGAAAAACTGGTTTGGTGGAACATTTTCCATACTAAACTTAGTTAATCCATGTAAAGCTCCATTAGAACCCTTACCATCTACTGTTCCTGATATATCATAACTATCACATCCTAAAGCTCCAACATGCTCGTTTCCAGGATATTTTTTGCCATTGCGAGTGATTACGTTGTTTTGCATATTCCCATCTGGAATCCAGCTAACGTAAAACCTACCACTTGAATTAGGGTTAAAAACAACTCTAGTGTCTTTAATTCCATTAACCCACTGAAAACTACCCTGCGTAACTAAGTGTGACTTAGTAGTATCGTTTATATAATCTATTTGCTCGTATATTTTAACTAAATTAAATATACTATTTTTTGTCTCATCTCTAAAAGCATGATCTTCACTTCTAGGAAATTGTCTATAAAATTCATTTAAAGCGTCTTGATCGTTCTTTAAACCGTCAACTTCATTCTGCCAGTGATCTATTACACCTACATCTATTAACTCTCTGTCTGGTCCAAAGACATCATTGTTTGGATTATTAAATACTGGAAGTCCGTACTCATCAATAAACCCTTCGTAGTTCCACTCCATTGGGACAAAAAGAGAATATAATCCAGACTTTGTTTGTCCATTTGCATTTCGTTTTGTAACATCTGAGCTATCATATAATTTCTTAAAATTATCTCCTCCTTTGTCTAAAGCATTTGATGTTGAACCCATCATACACTTACCTATAACCCTAGCACCTAGTCTAAGGGTGGTTTTCGTAACACGCCAGTTGTTGAGGATGTTGTTCGGGCGTTCCCATTTCCCACTCTCATCGTGGACGAGGAGTTTGAGTTTCTCCCCATCGTAGGAGTTATCGCCGGTGTTCTTCCAATCGATCGTGGTGTCAAGACCCTGTAGGGCTTCGGGTTTGTCGGAACTGACAATACTCCGTCTTGTGAGCTTGGACGCGGGGACACGGAAGGCAAGCTCGGTCTTTGGACGGTCCATTCCGTCCTGGATAGGTTTGAAAAAGAATGGGTAATTAACGGATATCGGTACCACTTTATCTGTGAACATCTTTTTCGCATCGGGTCCAGACTTAGATAAAATACCATATCTGGAGTCGCTAGATATGGTTGCCAAGTTAACCACCTCTCCTGATGCCATAAAGGAAAAGCCTGATCGACGATTCTTAAGGTAGCACAGTCCGTACGATCGTACATCGGCCTTGCAAGCTTCCCAGAATATATAGAATAATCTATTTGCTTCCCGAAAGTCTGGTTTCCCGACGTCAATCTTAGACCACTGCAAGTACATATAGTGAGTGCCAGTAATATAAGTAGACTTACTTTTGTTAAAGTACCAAAAACCTTCTTCTCTTTTTTTAAATTCATCTTCTATGTAGTCTATATATTTCTTTTTGAAGTTTTCAGGATAGCTTTTCCAGTCAAAAATAGTTTTAATTCTATCTAACTCTTTAGGGTATTCTGTTACTTCCCACTTATTTTCTTTAAACTTATGAACAAGTTTAGGTTGTTTTGGTAAAGCTATTTTAAGATTTTGAATATCGTATATCTCTCCAATTTCACCTGTTTTAGATATAATAACAACATCATGCTCTTTGTTATATCCATACTTCCATTTTTTAGACTTGTTAAGTCTTTTAATGGTGTTTATATTTATAGGTTCTACAACCTTATATAAGCTCTGCTCGTACATTACTTAGATCTTTTCTCAGCAAAACCTGAAAAAGCTTTTTCTTCAACAACCTTACTAGTTGTACCATCTATCATGTCTTGCTCTTCCTGCAGCCTATTTAATATTTCAAAAGCATCAAATATAGCTAGCTTTTTAGTCGCAGCAGCATTCTTCAATCTATCTGCTGTTATATCATCACCTGAGTCAACTATCGCTTCTTTAGCTACCTTTATTAACTCTTCAACAGCTTTGTGCCCAGCTAGGATTATATTCTTTTTCGTTTCCTTTACGTTCATATTTTATTTCTATTAAACTTGATTTAATTTTGTAAAGAAGCTCGCCATCAATAACAAACTCGTGCTCGATATTATTTCTAAAACCGACAAGTTCATTTTGTTTATAGCCAGCACTACAGTACTTAATAACGCCAACACACGCTTTTTCCGCAGCTATGCTATACACGTTATCACTTTGTATAGGTTTTATAAAAGAGTAACCATCAACAGCTTTCCATTTGTCAGTATTTTTATATAAAAATATACAATCTAAAGGACAATAAAATAAATCTTCTTGTATAAAAAATCTACTATTTTTTGCTTTTCCATTGTTATCATAAGAGCTTCTGAATATGTTATGATGTATAACAACTTCATCTCCTACTTTCATACTTGTGTTACAATGTCTAGGTAAAGCAACTATAATAGCTGTTCTATTTATACTTTTGTGATCTTCTATTCTAGTATTTATGATCAACTCTTCACTACCTATTTTTTTAATATTACTATACCTGTTACCAACTGGTTTTATAATAAAATCAAATAACCCTTGCATTAGTACTCTAAATTATACTCAATTGCAATAGCCATATTTTTATTAAAGTCTTTCCAAGGTATAACATTATTACCTTTTTCAATAAATATGCTAAACTTTTTATCTTCCTCAACTATAGCAGTGATGCTATGACCTCCGTAGACCTCTTGGCCCACGGAGTAATGCATAGCTTCATTTTTATAATCTTTACCTATACTAATCTTTCTTATCAGCTTCGACATCGTCTTCTTCAGGAATTTCAGTAATAGTACCATCTTGAATATTTATGCTAACCTTTCCGTATTCTTCTTGGAGTTGGTTTTGCATATCTGCTAATTCTTTTTGAACTGCACCAAGTTGGTTAAGCATCTGGAATTTTTGATTTTCTAAGGTTCCAACTTGCAACCTAGCTCTATCAATTAACTGAAGCTTACCTTGTAAGGTTTCTAATTGTTCATCTGTGATTTTCTCAGCTTTTGGAGCTAAGTCTACTAATTTTTCTTTTGCCATTTTTTTATTTATTTAATTAAACTTAATTTACGCCCAAGGTAATTCTTTAACTACTTCAGCAGGTAGGGCTTGATCTGCTAATAGTTGGTTTACGACTGATTTATTAAAATCAACGTTAGTAGTTTTCTTAACAAACTCTCTCACATCTGCTTCTGTTAAATCAGCGTATGCTTTAAAGTTTGACGCATCTGGAGTATTTAATTTTATTCCAAAAGTATAATTTGCTGTTTTTTTATCGTCACCAGTTCCTTCACTAGCTTCGTATTTAAAAGTAACATTACAAACTACATCAGCTAAGTCATTATAGCTTTCGTAAGTTGTTACATTTAGTATTGTGTATGTGTATGTTATTGCCATGTTTATATTATTACGTTATTTTCTTGTTTTTTAACTACCTAATGTCAGTATCTCACTAAGTACACAGTGTTCTTGTTAAAACTGAACCACTACTAGTTGTTATATTATAATAAGAGTTAACAAATGGACCTACTTTATATTGACCATTAGCTAAAGTGTTTTCTCCACCACTATCAGAGTAAGCTGTATCACCTACTGCTATTAAAGCGCTAGAACCATCATGGTAATTAGTGTTAGGTAGATTTGTACCATATCCACAAGCTGCTTTACTTTGTGTTGGTGAAGCACCAAATGAGTACAAGCTAGCCGCGGCGGAAGCGTCGTGATCATACCCATAAAACTCACTCATTTTATCTGGGTTTGTTGATGTTGGATAACTAGAACTATTTGTATTTACAGTTCCCCAAGTACCGGAACCACCACCAGATAACAAAATAATTTCACCATCATTGTTATATGCTGTGTAATCATCTTCGTTAAACTCTGAAAATAACCCTGACATTCTTAATAATCCACTACTTGGTACCGCCATCTATTCTCTCTTTAAGTGATTCAACTTCAGCTGTTAGTTCTTTTATTGATTCTATTAATAAACCTACTATGTTACCATATGATACGGAGTAATGACCGTCTGATTCTCTTTTATTAACAACCTCTGGTATTATATCTTTTACTTCTTGAGCTATAACACCCATCATTCTTTTATCACTAGAACCTTCGTCAGTTCTAACAAATGTAACACCTCTTAGTTTATTTACTTTATCTAAAGCATCAGGGATAGTTTCAACATCACCTTTAACCCTAGCGTCAGAGTAAGCAGCAACATCATGACTAGCATATATTGATATATTACTTACATTTCCACTAACATCTAACGTATAATCAGGGCTTGAATCATTAATACCAACTCTACCTGTTTCTGCAACAGTTAAAGTTTCCCCATTATCTCCACCCATGTAAACTCTCCATCTATCAGCATCACATCTAAGTGTTGCTTGAGTTGAATCACCCGGTTCCATCACTTGACCTGAAGTACTAGCCACGAAGTTTGGCCCAATTGAACCTGTGGAATGTATTGAGCCAGCAACTGTTATACCAGCAGATACCGTGCTTAGTTTGTAAGATCCACCATAAGATATATTTACCTCACCACTTGCTCCACCATATTTAATTAAGTTCTGAACTGTACCGGTGCTATTTTCTGACTGGTGGTACGTGTAAGCACCGTGATTTCGGTTAGTAAACTTCATATTACCACTACTTCCAGAATGCGTTAATCTAAACAACGATGTGTCACCAAAGTCCATATTAACATTTTGATTTATTCTAACTGTAGTTGTATCAAAAGTTTGATCAGCTGTAAAAAGGTTTGCTACATTTAACCAAGCAACTTTTTTCATACTGTTCCAAGAAGATCCAGCTCCATTTCTAAAATACAAGTTACCATCACCCGTCGAGCTATCAGCTTCACCTATAAGTTGCCAAGCAGCGTAAGTTCCACTCCAACCTTTCATTGTCATACCACTGTACCAAGAACCTAAGTTGCTAAAGTCATCGGTAAAGCTAAACGAAACAGCATTGTCTGTAAAGTTAGCTGGAGTAACTTCACCAGAGTTTCTAGTATCTTTAATTTTAATCTCACTAACAATTGGGCTAGTGAAAGTTTTTACACCACCTATTGTTTGATTGCCACTAGTTATTACAGCTCCAAGAGAACTAGCTGTTGGAAGTGTTTGTGAATTTATAGTGCCATCAGAAATAGCTGCGTTTAATTGAGCTGTTGTAAATGAACCTAAAACAGCTGCGTTACCAACAGATGTGACATGCCCTGTTAAATTTGCATTAGTAGTTACTGTTGCAGAATTACCTGAACAAGTACCAGCAGAAGTAGCGGATCCAGCGTTACCGGTTAAATGACCATTAAACGTACCGTGAAAATCATCAGCATGTATATTTGCAAATTTAACTGTACTTGTACCTACATCATAGATAGAATCTGATCCTACATATATATCTCCATCAGCAGTAATAGCACCGCTAGAGTTGACATTAAATATAGGAACACCAGATATATCTGATACAGAAAACAGATCACCAGTTAAGCTGTCTGTTACTGAAAACAATTGCCCTTGCGTACCTTGAATATCAAGAACAGTTCCTGTGCCATCTACTACGAGGCCTTTTTTTACTTTAAATTCGTTTGCCATAATTGTTACCTTTCATTTTCCAGGTTATTATAAGTTAAATCTATTTTTGTATGCTTTGTAATTTGAAATAGCATCTTCTTGTGTTAATGCTTTTTGATAAACTTTCCAAACTGGTATTTCACCAGGCCAGTAAGCTGTATTCCTACCTCTGTCTCTGCCTACAGAAAAACTAGGGTTGTTAGGTAGTAAAGGAATTTCATTAACTCCACTTGATAAAGTTTGTTGAACCCCATTTATCCAAACTTTTTTATTAGTATTGTTTGAGTAACCACCAGCATAACTAAGTACTATATGGTAAAATTGATCTGCCACCATTAAAGGTGAGTTGGTAAATGTAGTGTCTTTACTATAAAAATACCAGTTCATATTATTGGAGTTCACGTCTAAAGCGCTGTATTGATGTGTAGTTGAGTTACCTATAGTAAACGGATCTTTTCTACTACCTATACTACTTTGATTAACGTTACAAGAAAATATCATTTCTATAGTGTGAGGTTGACCTAGCCCAGACATAGGTAGTACTCCAGTAATATGATCATCAGTTTCATCGTACGAAGGTTGTCCTGTAGAAGTAAAAGAAACGTTACCTACATCTATATTAGTTGTTTTCTTTAAATCTATTAGAGATGCTGTATCTGATCTTGTTGTACCACCTTGTAACCATACTACTGAATGTAGCTTATCTGGAACAATTGCTGTTTGTGTTACGTACATTTTAGTTTCTCCACTTCCAGTAAAAAGATAAAATGTTCCGTTACCTGTTGACCCTTCTGGTACCGTGTAGCAATGTTTTACTAACTGCCAGTCCATTGTTAAACTGTGGTTGGTAGAGGCTGAATAAGCTCCTCCCCCTACTTTACTATAATATAAATGGGGTCTAACTGATTTACCCACAAATGAAGAATCTGCTGCTTTCACCCAAGCTTGTAAAGTAATTTTACTTCCATTAGCCAAGTTGGTTGATGGTACCCCGCTCCAATTCGTAGGCCCAAAACTACCTCCAGAAACATTGTGATACAGCATTGCGTTTGTAAGTTCACCATCTGGACCTGGTATATTGACTAAAGTTTTTGTTTGTGTGGTGCTAGAATAAGTGTGATACGGTGTGTTGTTTCCGTCATAAGCTCCCCAGTTATTAAAACCAGTTTGAGTCATTGCGGATATATCAGAATCTTGTGCGTTTGTAGCAGGTTCACCCTTATAAAACCTAGTTGCAGTACCATTATCGGCTATACCATGCCCGGTGTCATATCCAAATACTAAATTGTCGTTTGTTAATTTTGGTCCTGTATACATATTATATAAATCTAGCTTTCATTTGATTAAAGTTTTCTGTTATTTCAGCGTTTGACAACGGAGTGTTGTAAGTTAAAACATAACTAAAAGAATTATCCGCGTGATAACTACTTTGAGCAGATCCCCATCCGTTAAAGTTTCTTATTTTGTAAGCTGTATTGATTGGTGATGTTGTTATCTCAGTACTAAAAGTAACTCCGTTATCTGGATTACCAACAAACGCTTTTATTTTAGCAGTATTTATATCATACCTAACACCAATCATATTCCATGAGTTTTCTTTGCATGAAGCCCAGTTAACTCCAGAGTATGTACCACCAGCACCAGTTCCACCATAACTACTATTATTCATACTTATTACAAAATTACCATTAGTTCCATTCTGTATTGTAAGTATATCACCAGAATGACCATCCGTTACAGTGTGCCACCAGTTATTAGGTACACCTGTTGTTTTATATACCCAAAACATAACAGTGAAAGATGTATCACCACCAACAACTTTATCTCCGTTAGTTATGCTACCATATCTAATACCAGTGTCTAAACTGCCAGAACCTGTTTCACCAGCTGTAGAAGCAAAATGCCTAACACCATATGTAGTAACATCTGTAGTGTTAGCACCTAAAGTCATTGACTTGTTACCTACGATATCTGTTAACGCGTTTGTAGATACGTTAAAGCTTTCAGGGTTAGCAGGATCTGCACAAAAGATTAATCCTTCGGTATGTATTTTAGGCCCTACTTTTGTTCCCATGTTATTCTTCTATTGGATTAGTCCACTCTTCTGTTGCTAATAATTCTAATATATCTGCATGGTTATATTCAGTGTAGTCTGTGCTATACACACTCGGTCTACCATACACGCCAGCTTCGATTGTATTAGTTACTTCTTCACCTGTTTCTAAATCTTCGTAAGTTTCAGTGTAAGTTTCACTTACAACACGAACTTCATATTTAACAAATGTCTCTGACTCATCTATAGATTTCCTAAGAGAATCTACATTTGACTCATGAACTTCATTAAAGTTTATAGTATCTATTATACTTGTTGGTATTACTAACCATCTTCTGTTTTGAAATCTACTCATAATTTTATATATTAAATCTGTTTTTAAGTGATTTGTAATTTTGTGTTATTTCTGACGCTGTTAATGCTTTACTATATAATCTTGCAACTGGTACATGTCCATTGAAATACCTACTGTAACCTCCGAATTCATATCTACCAATGTACCTTGCAAAAAAAGCAGCCTTTGCTGCTGTCCAAGCAAAACCAACGTGATTACCACCTTCAGCAACACCATTTACATAAAACTGCATAGTTGTACCATTTACTTGTACAAAAGCTATATGATACCAAGTGTTACTAGCAAACACAGTGTCACCCATCTTCCAAACATGAGAGCCTCTATCCCAAACTTGTAATCTACTTTGATGCAAAGCAAGCCAACCAGCATTATGTACGTCTTCTTCGCATCCGTTAAAATGTTGTAGTGTAGAAGCTGAATCACTGTTAAACACGTATTCTGCGGTCCAACCATTACTAGCCGCGTTTGCAACACTAGAAATTTCCACGTCAGAACCAAGGTCTACGTAATCACTACTCCCGTCCATATCAGGCTGCCCAGTTGAATCAAAAGACATATATGATAAATCTATATCTCTAGTTCTTTTTAAATCTATTAAACTAGCCGTATCTGATCTTGTACCTGATATAAATGGACTAGCTTCAGTTTCTCTTTCCACTTGATAATCTCTGTAGTAAAAGTAATCATTTAAACCGCTAACACCTGTAGTATTGTTATATATAAACCACGCATGAACGTGACTTCCTCCACTTTTAACCATAGTACTTGCAAAGTGACCATCTTGTCTGTTAGCGTTAATACTGCTACCACCATTAGTTGTGTAATTTCTGTTTATGTAATGTACTCTGGTACCACCACCGCTTCCATCAAAAGGCATATAATAACCTTTATCACGCATGTTACCCCAGTCAAACTCAGCAGAGTGACTGTAAATAACACCTGAGTCATGAGTAGTGTAAGTCCATTGTAAAATTCTAAAATTATTACCTCTATTACTTATAGTAACTTTTTTCCATCGTGGCCCTTTTTCAGGAGCATCTGCAACAGTAACAACATTACCATAACCACCTGAATTATGACCAGCGGCAACACCATTTACTTGTAAGTTAGTAGTTGGTTTACCCTTAAAAAATCTTGTAGACAAGCCTGGATCTGCTACGCCATAACCAGTGTCATATCCGACCACTAAACCGTCTCTTACTATATTTGCTCCTCTTGCTATTCCCATTATATTGCTCTTGTTAAGGCTTTAATTGTCCAAGTACTAGACGTGGTGGTTGCTCTTAGTCTCATATTGGTTCCTGATATATCTACGCTTAATGTTACATCTGATGTGTCACCTAAGTCTACTGTTGATGTTTCTGCGAACTCAACTAAAGGAGTTGACGCGCCGTTATGACAAGCATATACAATACCTGCTCTGACGTTAGTTCCATTTTTAATAACAAAGTCAAAGAAAGCAGCTGTGTAAGTACCGTGAACTACACTGGCAACAGTTGTAGTAGTAGTAGCAGAAGTTACCGTTGCTGTTTCTATATAAGGCCTACTTGTTATATTACCCCAAGCAACAGCGTTTGCTGTAGTTGCTGTGGCTGCGTTACCCGTACACGATCCTGAAGATCCAGTTGTGTTTTGATTCCACGTTGGCACGGTACCAGTCAAACCGCTATATGCAACATTTGTAGCAGTAGCAGCGTTACCTGATATGTTTGTTTGATCACCAGTATTTGTACCTGATAAATTACCTATATCAGTAAGATCTTGCGCTGACAAACTTCCTGTTCCAGTTATGTAGTTTCCAGCAGCTTGGTAACTTCCAGCAGCTTGAGCACCTAACTCTGATAAAGTAGGTTTATGGCCTTCGTGATAAATCTCAGAGGTTAAATGGTGAATAGTGTTATGTTCTTCACTAAAAGCGCTTATATTACTTACAGTTGGAGAATCATAAAAAACAGTTGTTGCTCCTCCAGAAGTTGGGTTAGCACTTTGAATACCATGACCGTATGATTTTACGTTCATCTTAAATTGACCATAACTTTTTACCTCAGCATAAAGATCTACGTAATAAGTGTCTTGACTTGAATGATCCCAACCAGCATCTACAGGTGTTCCTAATACAAATCTAAAATGATTACAATAAGGTCCACTAGCTTCTTTTAAGTAAAGCTTTATCATGTTAGCTTGGGTGTTAGCGCCACCGTAGTCACCCATTATAGCAAATCTCAAATTAGCTGATTCATAGCTTTCAGCTGTAACATTTATCTCTAGGTTTTGCCAGTTACCATCCCAATGAGCTGGACAACCGTATAACCTACCAACATGATATCTTTTAGCTTGAGTAGCTGAAGCGTTAAGACCAGAGTAAGTGCGAAAATCTTCCGCGTGATCAATACGAGCTAAAGTAAAACCGTTTAACTGTGTAGAGTTTGTAGCTGTTGTAGCTGTAGCAGCATTACCAGTACATGAACCTGAACTACCTGATACAGATGTTACGTTTGAGTTCAACATACCAGCGTTATCAGTAAAAGCTAATGTTTTCCAAGCTTGAGTAGTATAAGCGGTAGAGTTAGAAAATTTTCTATAGTATAAATTTCCATTACTACTAAAACCTAATTGACTATTGTAATCACCAGTATGTCTATTTACAGTTAGTATAGAGTTAGAGTTATCTGCTGCTGCAAACAAGCCTGATACAGTACTACCTAATGCTCCAGTATATATTAAGTTATTAGTACCTGGGTGTGTTGATATACCACCACCATCTGTAAGCTTAGCTGCAGATCCTGCCGCACCTGAAACAGATGTTTGTGCTACGTTCTCTATATAGTTACTAACGTGAATTGTACCAGCATTTTCTGCTGACCAGTCTATAATTTGATTACCAGAAGGTATTGTTGTGTTACCTGCGTGATGTACTGTATTACCATTTATCTTTGCTTCATTTGGTAACACTTGAAAATCAGGAGTTCCACTCATTAAACTACCTGAAACATCAATTCTTAAATTATCTGGACTACCTTCGGTATAGCCAATACCGTAACCTGGATTACCTGCATTGTATTGCCATATAGGTAATATTGAAGAGCCATGACCTGTTCCGTATAGTCCACCAGTAATAAATCTACCTGTACTACCACCTATTGGAGCAAAGGCTGACGCATGTTGACCATCTAATAAATCAGCATCTAATCCTGAGCTAGCACCATCGTTACCGCTATCCCAAATTTTTCTCCAACCTGAGTATTCATCATTATTCCATCCGGTTTGATAATGTAAACCTCCAGTATGAGGAGCATATAGTTTAAATGTTGCATTTGGCAACTGCCAAGCCAAAACACTACCATAAGTATATGAACCAGTAGGTGTATTAGAATTACCTGTTGCTGCATGGTTGTTGATTTGGAATAAACCAGAGGTATTTGTATTTCCAGTTCCAGTTGTAAATATAGTGTCCCAATCTCCCGCTGCTGCTACACCTTTATACTTTAAAAATCTAGCATCTGATTCAGTTTCTGTAAAATATCTACTGTCTAAATCTGTAGAAGATGCTGTTAAATATGAACCAGCAGCTTGTGCTCCTAAAGTAGATAAAGATGGTAGATTTCCTGAGTGGTATATTTCGTAAGAAGCTGCACCCATTGACCAACCACCAACTGATAGTTTGTTTGTGCCTCCATCTAAACCAAAGTAACATGCAAAATCACCACCGACATGAAATGTCATAAAAGCATCATTACCACTTCCGTTATTGAAAATTTCTATTGCTCCTAAAGACCCAGTAGATGTCGCTATAGTATCATGATTGTTTGTATCACAACCCCTAAATTCTATTCTATCGCTCGCGGTGTCTGCAACATCACTTCTTATGTATTTTGATTGTGTAGAGCTTGATGTTAAGTAACTTGGATCAGAGCTTGGTACCCAACTAGGTGTTGTGTCAGCACTTGTAACGCTAGCAGGTATACCTTCTATCTTAGACCAGTTAGCGTATGGTTGGTTATTGGAATGACTATCATTGTATGTTGCGCTATCTGTAGTTACAAACTCAACAGTAAAAGGATTAGTTATCATTTCAGCGGACGACGTTGAATGTCCAGCCATGTAGTTTCTTACAACAACTTGAGGATAACCCCACGTTGTATCAACTTCACCAACAGCCACGTATTGTTTTTGAGCAGTTGTATTTGCGCCAAATCTAACAGTTAAATCTCTGTTATCGCTATCCATTAACGCTATTACAGAAGTATTGTACCAACTAGCATTTGAATCACTATAGGAATAACCACCAACTTGTATAGACTGCATTCTATCAGTATTATACTCGTATATATCTATAATAAAAGACTGCATGGAATTTGCTTGGTAGTGGGGTATTGTAATACGTAATCTACCAGTTGTGGTTCCAGCACCACCAGTTAAAATTCCACCCTTAACCATTGGCATATAGAAACCTCCACTACCTGACTGGTAAATATGTTTATTTAAAATATACTCAGGTAACCTATCGTTATTTAACGTTCCAGATGTTATTTCAGAAGCAGCGTGATTGTGAGAAGTGGCGGCAGCTCCTATTTCACCTAACGTCCACGACACATTCGCGCCTCCATTAAATGTTTTACCTGTACTACCTATAGTTAAGGTTCTAGCTGTTGTAAGCGTATCAGCATTAGGGTGATAACTGTCATGGAAAATTCTATCAGTATAGCTTGTACCGTCGCCTATATAGAGGTTTCCGGTATTATTCATCAACCATTTTTCATTAGTGCTATTCCAAGAGGTAGCGCCTGTGTTACCGTGAGCTATCATGATTGGCCCTGTTCTTTGGAAACCGTAAACCTGAAGCTTAGCAGAAGAAGTTGATGCTATTTCACCACCAAGATTTAATTGAGTACCCTGTGTTTCTGTATCTTTTCTCAAGTACCTAGTATCGTGGTTATGTGAAGATGCTGCGGCTCCTAGTGAAGATAATGTTTGGTCACCTGTGTTGGTACCAGATAAGTTTGCTGCAGAAATATTACCATTAGTTTCTAATGTAGTTCCTGAATTAAAATTCGTTGTAGGGTTTTTTGTAAAGTAAGTGTCACTTGTAGTTTGATCTATATTCCAATCACCCACCCAGTCTATACCACTACCATAAAATTCAGCACCATGCACTTTATGTACTTGAACAGTTGCATACACCCACGTTGAGTTTGTTTCACCAATAGCAATACATCTTCTTTCACTAGTGCCATCGTTTCTTCTACCAAAATAAACTGGTTTATCTAAAGCACCTATAACTTGAACATTTACGTTGTGCCATTGAGTAGAACTAGTATTACCACTACCGCCACTGTTCCAGTTGTGACCACCAATTATAAGTTTTGTTGCTCCTTTAGATGAATACTCGTATATGTCTATTTCCATATACATCATATCGTAGTTAGATAACGTACCAGGTAAGTCTATAACTATTTGACCTGTTGTAGTACTGTTACCACTCCATAAAGCATTTTGACCTGGATATGCTATTTTAGGATAATTATCATCACCTACTCCTAAATGACCATGCACTACAGCTTTATCCGTTAAGGCGTTTCCAAGTAATGTGTTGCCATTTACATTTAAATTTCCAGTTATTGTACCACCAGCTAAAGGAAGCTTAGTAGCAATACTGTTCGTAACTGTTGTACTAAAACTAGCATCATCACCTAACGCTGCAGCTAATTCGTTTAATGTATTTAATGTACCAGGTGCTGAGTCAACTAAATTTGATACAGCTGTGCCAACAAAAGCAGTTGTTGCTAATTGAGTTGTGCTTGTTCCAGCAGACGCTGTAGGCGCAGCAGGTGTACCTGTGAATGTTGGACTTGCTTTTGGAGCTAAACCACTTAAATCTTGATCACCAGTATTTGCAGTCGCAAGCGCAGCTATATCCACACCATCGACTGTACCAGATAAAGTTATATTACCAGAAGCATCGATACCAGCTTTTTCTGTGTTACCAGCGTAAAATTTAAAACCACCGGCACCAGAACCACTAGATTGAAAAATAACATCATTTGTTGATTGGCTTACTTGAATGTATAACCCTTGAAAAGTACTAGAATCTGTATAGTGTAAAAAGTTTGCGATAGACCCTGCAGTGTCTCTAAATACACTAAGATTTCTACTTGTTGGAGCAGTACCTATACCAAGTCTTCCATCTATCTGTGTGCCACCTGAAAAAACCACATCACCAGCTTGTAAGTAACCATCTACAACAGTGCTTGATCCAGTTGATTTTACAATTCTAACACCCTTGTATTTACCACCGCTAGACGAGTTGTTTTGTTGTTGGCCAATTCGCATAACTTTATCGTTATAACCGCTACCAACTGTTTCTAAATTAAAATGAAAAGATTGTGTCCAATCATCACCACCAGTACCACCTTGGAATACCCATCTGTTAGAAGCGTTTCTAAACCAAGTATAACCACTATGATCGTTTAAATCAATACTATAAGTGTCGTTAGTATTATACAAGTGACCAGCCATGTGTATATTTGCTGAAGCATTTATGTAATCAGAAAATTGCTTAACACCGGCTATTATTTGGTTACCTGATGTTTGAACCAAAGCGTTTAGATTAGTCGCTCCTGTACCACCTTCAGCCACAGCTAGTGCGGTTCCTAATGTTAACGCGCCAGATATATCAGCATTACCGTTTATGTCTAAAGATGTAGCTTCTAGTTCGCCATTTACAAAAAACTTACCGCTTATAAAACTACTAGTTCCGTCTCCACTAAATTTAGCAAATTCAGTTTTACCGGTTTTATTATATAAGTGTAAAGTACCAGCAGAGCTACTATCGTTGTTAATCCATATCTTAAATTCTTCCCAAGCCGTGACCATGTGTGTGTTAGCACCACCAAATGTAATGTGATCTTCAGCATCTGACCATATATTTAATTTCGATCTAAACGTTGTAGACGTAGCTGTTGTTTCGTTTAAACCATAATCACCTCTTCTGTGTGGATATATAGATATCGAACCGTCACCTATTACTAAATCATCATTAGCGTATTCACCACTATTATTACCACCATCAGTAAATGAACCTATTTTTATTTGACTACCAGCAGTTGGCATGATTAAATTACTATCAATAGTAGTAACACCGTCTAAAGTTATAGAACCTGACGAATTAACATTAAATATAGGTATACCTGATATGTCTGATACTGAGAATAAATCTCCAGACAAACCATTTGTAACGGAAAACAACTGTCCTTGAGTTCCTTGTACATCAAAGACAGTTTCGCCAACAGCACTGTGACTGTCTACAGTAAGATTTCCGGAGGTTTCAATTCCGGTAAAAAACTTTTGATTCATACTAAAATTTTATTTTATTCTACTATTATGCGTAAACCGCCGTTTTAGCCGTAGCACCTCTAGTTGAAGATATAATAACTTCGATGTCATTATCAGGTACAACATTAAAAGATATTCTTATTGTTGACGTACTTGCAGCTCCAGCAAAAGTTTTTCTTTCAATAAGACCTATAACTGTTTCTTTAGTTGATGAGTCAAACATTTCTACTAAAACATCTTCAGTACCTAAATCGTGTACTATAGCAGCTTTTTTACCTGATACAAAACTAGAGTTAGATACGTCTATTGTTGAGTGTACTGATCTAGCAGCTAACGTGTCAGGAGTTAATACCTTAGAAGCTTCAACACCAGCTATTGCTTCGGTAGCATTTGCTAGTTTAGTAACACCAAGAGTACTAGCATCAGCTGTTGGCAGTGTTCTTGTAGCGTGAGCTGTAATAACACCATCAGTCATTGTTAATGTGTCAATAACATCTACACCTGAAGTATCAATATCAGTGTCAGTACCTATTTGCGTATTATATGTACCAGAAGCTTGTTTATTACCTAATTGTGTTTGAATATTAGATGTTACACCATCTAAATAGTCAAACTCAGTTGATGTTACACCTGTAGCTCTTAAATCTTTAGCGTAGTTTAAGTCGTTATGATCACCAGTAAAACCATCTATTTTATTTATTTCAGCAGGAGTTGCTGATATTGTTCCACCAGCAGCGCTTGCTAAAAGAGCAACATGACCAGATAAATTTGGTAGTGTTATTGTTTTATCACTAGTAGTTGCATTTGCAGCTGTAAGTTTCACCTCATGGTCATCAGCACTAGTACCTTCAAACTGTATTGTGTTGTTTTCTACAACTTGTACAGTTTCATTTTGTACTGTTTGTGTTCCAGAAACTATTAAGTTACCAGGAATAGTGAATGTATCAGAAGCATCACCAATTGTACCAGCACCGCCAAAACTAGCATTTAAAGCTGTTTTAACGTTTGCAGTGTCTGTTGGTGTTGCATTTGCAGTTATATTATCTAATTTGGTTTTTAAGATATTTGTAAAGTCGTTAGCTGTTTGAGAAGCTACTGAAAAATTTAACTTTCCAGCACCAACCCCACCGTCAGTGTAAGTTACACTAACACCACTTTCAGTACCACCAGTTACCATACCACCAACGATATCTTGAACCTCTTCGTTCGTTAGTTGATGTGTATCAGTCCAAGGTACGTTTATAACACCTTTACCATTACTATCAACTTGCAAGCCGTATGTTCTACCATTTACAGACGTAGGATCAGCGGCGGCATTTACTGCTTGTACTGTAGAGCTAAATAGCTTTATTGTACCAGCACCCGTAGCACTTGCTGCGCTTGGAGCAGAACCAGTAATAGTTATTTCAGCATCACTAGCTCGTGACACTGTTACGGTTCCAGCACCTGAGAACTTTATGTCATCAGTAGTATTTGATCCAGTTGTTGGAGTACCTGTTAATCTTAATAGTATACCAGAAGAATCTACAACAGATTGTGAGAATACCGTATTGTCATCACTAACATCGGTAGATAGCGTTTTAAACCCTGTGTTACCAGTCTCTGCGCTATAGTACTTTAATTTGTGATCACCGGAATCGTAGTAAAACGCACCGGCTGCAGCGGTAGGAGCAGTGCCCGTAACGTGCATTTTAACATTTTTTAATTCCTGTCCACTTAAGTCCAGGTCATGGAGAAATTTAATTGCCATTTTTGTTTGTTTGTTTAGTTGTTAGTTTGCGTATACTATACCAGAATTTAATGTGGAAAAGAATACTTTTGAGTTATTTTTGTTTGTATGTGAGTAAGGTACGATTGCAACATCCCCAGTACTTATCTTTACAGCTATTGTTGGAAATTTACCTAAGTTATGAGGTATTGCTAATTCATATTGGTTATTTACAAAACTTAAATCACTTGTGGAAAAAGTTTGTTCATACTCTTTATCTTGAGCCCCTGAGTATAATGTTACGTTATAATACACTCCAGTTATAAAACCTAACCCAGAAGAATCGTTATTACTATTTAAGTGGTTAAGTGTTAAATTATAAAAATCAGTACTACCAACTTGGGATATTGCCGTAACTTTATATACAGCAAATATGTTTTGGTCTTGGATCTGACTTATTACTATTTCTTTTTCTAAAAACGTATTTAAAACAGTTAGAGTATTTTTCGTACCATTGTTAGGAAATGCACTAACTTGCAGCGAAACGTTTGATGTTGGAAAAGGTCCAGTAGGAGTATTATTGTTGTTGTCTTTTAAGTTACCTGCCTGTAAGCTTGTATGGCTATATTTGTAAGGTATATTTGAGTGCACACCTAATACGTTGGTTTGAGATAAAAAAGCACCAATATTATCTAAAGAGTAGTTTCTTGTTCCACCACTTGAATCAGTACCTATTAACTTATCACCTCTGTCAGGAGTAGCGTCTTGACTGTAGTTTTTTATTCTAGCCATTATTTAGATATTTTTTTGAATTTTTCAGCTCCACGAGAACCAAAATAAGCTACGTACACTGTTACTAGTAATGTTTGTAATAAATCTACCCAACCTTCACTAACACCAAATTGCCAGTCGAAACTATCCATAACTATTAATATAATCATAGATACTGTTAAGAATATTAAAGACATTGGGCGTGTATTTTTACTTAACCATGAATCGCTTTTCATGTCGCTGGCCCAGCGCTTACTTACTTCTTGCATCTCAATCATATCCTGTTCTAATAGTTTTAATGCTTTTTCTTTATCTTCTGGTGGTAACACTGTATCTGGCTCGTTTTGTATTAGGTTTTTAACCATACCTAAAACACCAGCGTCTGGTAGTATATCACCAGCAACGCCTATTATACTAGGGGCTACTTTAGATAAAAAAGCACCTACTTTAGTTTCAGAGAATTTTTTCTTTGCCATTACTTTTTGGGTTTAGTGTGTGTGTAACCTTTTTTCTTTAACTCTAAATGTTTCTTATAAGTAGCCGCTTTAACTCCTTTAGAACCTTTATACATCATGTGTACTTTGAATTTTTTTGCCATTATCTTTCACTGTCTTTTATCATATCATCTATAGCTTTATTATAAACTTTATCTGTGTATGATTTATTATTAAAAAACTTGCTTCTTTCTGAAGTAGGTAGATCTTCTTGAGCAAGCATTATTCTATATATTCTACTTATTAACTGACTACATTTAAACGATGTTTTAAACACGTTGTACTTTATCGTAGTTCTATTACGATGCATGAAGGTTTCAATCCAACCTTCTCGCTTTAATCTCTCCCATCTGTTTTTATCCCAAGAATATGTATATACCCCATTTATAAAATCATTACGTGTGAATCTACCTTTGCAATCAAGGTATATTAACAACTCAAGATCTGCGTCTTTTAAATTATAAGTTTTACAGGCCCATTTTCTAATAAGCCTGTAATACTTTAATAAATTTAATTCCCTAACGTCTGAAGCATCTAGTCTCATTCAACTATAACTACATCACCATTTTTAATTACATAAAAAACTTTATCGTCAAACTCTATAGAATGACCAGCATGCTTATCATACCAAACAATATCTTCTTTGTTTATACCTACAACTTGCTCGCCAATACTTATAACCTTACCTTTTAAGTACCTAATGTCAGTATTCTGCAACTCTGTCATTACAAACCCTGATTTAGATTTAGGTTTTTCTTTTATTTTATCTACAACTATATAATAATTAACTGCTTGCATTGTTCACTCTTCTATTACTTATTATACAATCTGCAGACACTATAGTCTTTACTACACTCACTGCATGTTTGAGCGCCGTTTTTGTAACCAAAACCGGATCTATTATACCATTTTTAATCATATTTACTTCTTCACCAGTTATAACATCTATACCATAACCATCTTTTGAAGGTATATGAGGTGTTATGCCAGCATTATCAAGTATTGTTCTAAACGGTGATATAATAGCTTTACTTAATATCAACTCTCCATCACTACCTTCAACTATTGTTGTTGCAGCATTTAGCAGAGCAATCCCACCACCAGGTACGATACCTTCTTGCAAAGCTGCTTTAGTAGCGTATATAGCGTCTTCTACTCTATCTTTTTTTTCTTTTAACTCAACTTGTGAGTTTGCACCTACTCTAACAATACCTACATTACCTGATAATATAGCTAAACGTTCTTGTAGTTTCTTTTTCATGAAAGGATCTTTTTGTTTTTCTATAGTTTTTTTAACTATATTTATTCTATCCTTAAATTGTGCTTCTGACTTGTCTACTGTTAGTATTGTGTTTTTGTTATCTGTAACACACTTAACTGCTTCACCTAAGAAGCTAGTGTCAACAAGATCAAAATCATCACCTAAACTTTCATTTATCAACTTAGCACCTGTAACAATAGCTAAGTCCTCCATTGTATCTTCTTTTGTTGGTCCAAAACCTGGAGAATCTATTATGTTTAGCTTTATGTTACCTTTTACTTTATTAGCTAACAAGGCTGATTTAGGTACTTCTTCGACCTCACCTACTATAAGTAGTGATCTTTTCTTTTTAATAACATGTTCTAGTATAGGTTGTATACTTCTTATGCTTTGTATTGGCGTCACAGCTAATAGTACATAAGGATTATCTAATTCAGCAACCTCTCTACCTTTGTCAGTTATTAAGTAATTCGATGTTAGTGGACATTTTAATTGTACTCCATCTACTACATCAGCATAAGTTTTATCTGTTTGTGACTCTTCTAACAGTACTACACTGTCTTTACCCACTCTATTATATGCTTCAGATATAATTTTACCTAAAACCTTATCGTTATTACAACTAATCGTGCTAACGTGTTCTAGCATTTTACCAGATACATCTATCTTTATTTGGTCTAAATAATCATTAACTTTACTTAAACCAGCATCAATACCTGCTTTTATATCTCTTATGTTATCTTTACCTTGATATTTTTCAATTTCACTTAACAGCGAGTAAGCAAGGACGGTTGCCGTAGTGGTACCGTCTCCCGCTTCTTTCACTGTGTTTCTAGCAGCTTCTTTGATAAGTGTCGCGCCTATATTCTCAACCGGATCATATAAGACTACAGATTCTGCAACTGTAACTCCGTCTTTTGTAATTACCGGTTTTCCGAGGGCATCCTCGTATATTACGCACTTACCAGAAGCGCCAAGGGTAGATTGAACTGCGTTCGCTAGCTGCTCAACTCCCAACATTATTTTACTCTTAGCATTACTGCCGAAAGTCAAATCTTTTACAATTTCACTTGGTTGATTGTATTCCATTATATTAAATTAAATTAGATTAGATTGATCTTACTCGAATGTTTTAACCACCATAGGTCCTTTTAAAAACTCTACTTTCTTAGCATAGTGATCGATGCTTCCATCAATTGCAGCTTCTGCTCCGTCCATAGTTTCTCTTCTTGTGACATCAAGCCATTTTTCACAGCATGTGTCTTTTTCTGGTTCACACTGACAATCTATGTCTTTGTATTCCGTCTGATAGAAACCATTAGGTAGTTGTACAATCCTCCAGTTTTTCTTTTCTGCAAGGTGTTTCCAAAGTTTTATTTGGTCTTCGGTTACTTGTGGTTGACTACTCCACGTGTTAGTCTTGTAATAAAAATACGTCATTATTTAAGGTATTTAGTTTATCAGAGGTATGGTTATTCTTTCTTCGTACCGTGTCCTCTGTTTCCACGGTTCGCTTTTATACTTGTAAATCTCTTGGTTTTGTGATCGTAATCCTTGCCTTTTATGTTTTTACCAGCCTTAATAGCAGCACGTCTTTTACGTTGGTTTTCAGCTCTCATTGCTTTACGACGAGGACTGTTGGCTACTTTAAGATCTCTTTTCTTTTTAGCTGCTCGAGCCTTAAGACTTAGTTTTTGTTTAGGCATAATATTTTTCTATATCTATATAATTACATAGTAAAGCGAAGATTTAATAAAAGTATGACACAAGCCTGTTACTAAGATATACTTAAAGGCTATTGTCACAAAAAAATACGTTAGAAATATTGAGGTTAAGGGTAGCGCCTACTCTTCACCGTAATTACTTCGTAATAAAAACGCAATATGTAAACGCCACGGGCCCCTTTTTCATGTGAAACACTGTAGAATTTTCACCTTTTACTTTATATTAATATTTATATATATATAATAGTACTATATAAATACGACTATATGTGGATAATAATAATATGAGAATAAATACTAATAATAATATAGAAGTTGTGAGAGTGTGCGCTGTACTACTAATACAATTCCAAATGTTAAACAAAGTATATACTTTTATACAATTCATTTACGAAGCATAATGGATAATAATAATGTAACAAATAATAAATAAATAATAACTATGTCAAATTTAATTTCAAAGAGATTCGTAATAAGAAAATCTCTAATCGGTAAAAACCAAAACATCACTGTTAACTTCAAAAATGGTAAAACAGTAACTTACAATCACGATAAAGTGTATGAAGTAATGAAGTCAAAACTAGAAACTATGAACTGTTTCGTTAAGTACAAATCTTACACTTCTTCAACTTCAATTCCAGTAATTGCAAGAGAATTAGTAAGTGCGTAAGTACTACACAAAGTCGAGTTAGTTCCACTTGTTCCCTCGTATAATCAAATATGAACAAGTAA